ATTAAATCAGCTTCAACCAATCTTGCACCCATACCATTTTCAGCCTCCTATAATCGTTTTTAAATAATAGAATGATCATAATCACAAACTTTGCAATATACTTCTGGAACATCATCTTTTGATCCTTCCACCAAAAATAAAGATAATCCGCATTTACATTTATTTTCCTTTTTATAATCAAAATATTCAGCAATTGCACCTATCGCCCTATTGAACCTCCTAAAATCGTAAACATCCTCTTTTTTTTCAAAATCCAAGTCATTCATCATTTTTCGTATAAATATATCGGATAAATCGGTATAGGTATTGCTCATTCCATAATTTGAATGAATCTTCTTTCCCTTGTGCAGCTTAGCCGATCTAAACATATAAACCGTCATACCACCAATCATTTGGCTGTCCACCTCTTTTCTAAATAGCTCAATAGCAAAGGATAGACATGTTCCATATATTCTTGAAACGGCATTTTTCCCTTTCTTCCCAAATTACTTTTTTGTAAGGAATACCACGAATCGTAAAGCTCTGCCGGATAAAAACGAAAAACACCCATCGTCAAACCTCCTAACTTTTTTTTGAGCGAGAATATGCACCCGAAACAACAAATTTAAGAGTGATTAAAACGAATAACGCTATACTCAAAATATAAAATTCATCCATCCATCAAACCTCCTAGAATCGTTTTTAAGGGCAATGCGGTGGACTACCATATAATTCTACTTAGTACGTATGATTACATAATCACGAGAGTCCTGTTCCACTTTATCAGGGTCATCCAAATAATCTCCGCTTTCCGTTTTAACTTCGGCATCTTGAGGCATTTTCTTAAGAAGCGCTATTAACTCATAAACTTTCATATTCACACCACCTTTATATGAAATATACATTTTGTATAACGAGCTACAGTTTGCACTTGAGTCCGCAGCCCGGCGAAAAAGTTTACTTTTGTTTTACAGACCGTTTTTTTCAAAACCCGGTTGTTAATGGGAAGCCGATACGAACGGGTTTGTCAACGATTTATTTTTCATTGTTCAAATTCACCTTAGCTCTTTGAGAAGTTCCAAAACGCCACGTTTGAATGAATCCGACGATTCCCAATGTTCCAGCAAAAGTTTCAGCCCCGATTGCGGATAGTTGAAGCTGCATCCCCTTTGAAATAGATCATATTTTTTCTTTAGTTCTTCACCCAAAACAACCATTGTTTCATCTTGCTCCTTCTTCTCTGCTTGCCGAAATTTAAATTCAATATTCTTTTGTTGTTCAGCCCGGTTGTAATATTCGATTAATTTTTCAATGACTTCATATTGGCTGGAAGCTCTAAGAGTCCCTTTCATATCATCCATTTTCATTTTTAACTCAATAGGCACTTGAATCGGTGTTCTAGCCGACATTTGTATACACTCCTTTTATTTTTTTGGACGGATCAGCGCAGCTGCTTGTTTGAAAAGTATACAAAAAAATTCTGCAGAAGATCCGGCGCCGCATGAAAAGTATACATTTGAGTCCTGGAAGATCCAGCAGCCTGGCTTCATTTGTATACAATTGCTTTTATCCCTCCATTTTGAAATTCAATTGAATCATACATATCAAAAAACTGTAATTGCTCTACATTTGGCATCTGAACCTCTTTTTTCGCTGCTTTCGCTGCTTTCACTGATAATGACACTTTTGGAATAATAGAGTTATAAACCATCTTTTCTTTTCGGACATTTGGCACTTTTTTAGCGACTAAGCAAACACTACAAAAGTACGGCTCCCCATCTTCACCAATCTTTGAAAGCTCCATTCGATATTCTAACAATAAACCCGATTTTTTTGCACAATCACCACACATTCTCCCCATATGCTCCACTACTCCTTAAATACAGCTTGATTATTCAATTCTTCCGCACGTTTTCGAAACTCAATATCTTGCGGAAGCGTGATCCCTTTGTATTTTTCTTCATATACCGCTATGAGATATGCAATCACTTCACTGTCTTTCTTATATTTCAAATGCTCCTTCATTTCGTTCACGTAATTTTTTACACCTTCCGTTGCATCCAACCGAGGGCGTTTATCGTTGCTTGTCGTTCGTGCCATTTGATTAAACACCCTTTCTTATTACAAGTTTTCCGGAAGCAATGACCATAGCTCAAATTCTTTTAAAGCTTTCACTGTTTTATCTAGCTCTATTTCCCAGTATTCAATATGCCCTTTTCTCATTTGCTCTGCTCCTTCTCTTACTGACCTAGTTTTCAAATCAGACAATTCACTTTCCATTGTTCGGATTTCCGATTTTAAAGAAGCTACGATCATTAATTTACAATCAAAAGATAGATTCATCATTATCATTCTCCATTCTTTAAGCCCGGCACCCTTTGTTGCCTGCAACCCTATGACCCTATAATAAGCTTTATTGTCCCTAAAGTCAAGTTTTTTGTCCCTATAATTTTAAATAAAAAAAGTAGTCCCTAAAAGGCGACTAGAGCAATATTTTATATTTACCGTGTATGTATCTTCTCAACTTATCTATCTCCCGGCTTGCTTTTACCGATTCTTCCGGGCTTTCCTTCAAACCACTAAAAAAGACGATTTGCAATCTCTTAACCTCTTTGTTGGCTTCCCAGATTACATTGACATCTTCAACGGTCTGCACTAGCTCCATTAGCTCACCTCTTGATCAATTGCTATAGTCATATATTGTTTAAGCTCGCCTTTGGTCATTTCGGACTCTCCCAAAACAAAAAAAACCTTTTTTTGAATGACAACACGCTGATTGCTAAAATGCTTTTTTCGATCCCAATGGATGCAATCGCGCGGAACTAAAAGCTTCCCGGACATTTTAGCTACCTTTTCCGCTGTCTGCACATGTTTCCAATAAATATACTCATGAATCATTTTTGTATATCGAACTGGATGCATAGATGGAAAATGATACAGAAGCGTTTCCGGGTTATTCGCCACTTTTTCAGCTGGGACAATTGTCATAGCAAGACTCCTTTTGCTTTGAGTGCTTCCCTTTTTCTCTTCCTTGCTGCATCGTGCCTTTTTTCTAATTCTGACATAAATATTTCTGCTTTTCGTTCTGTTGTGGGTAAAGGAAACCCGGATATAAAACTATGGGAATCAAATAGATTCAATCGATATATTTGTTGAACTTTTGCAGCTGGAAGGAACCGAGAATGCAAAAATTGTCCATATGGACCGAAAGAGTCAGCCGTAAAATCGAAGTAATCAAATCGAATCCCCTTATTACCCATTTGACGGACTATAATTAAAACTTCGAGAAGATCCCGAATAACAACATCCAAACGCTTAATGCTTGGCGTAACGAATATCTGGATACTCGCCATCTTGCGGCAAAAGGTCAGTACATCATTCGCTAGTTTATTATGAAAACTCATAGCGTTCCGTGAATTAAAGCTTCGTTGCGCTTCGTCCCATACACATATGCTACCGTGAGCATCTGCCACCTTGTACCAATCTTCCGGCTCTTTCATCAACGTAGCTCCGGTTAAATCAAAATTACCGAATAACTCAATTTCCCCCATCCTCTTTTCAACCTCGAATTTATATAGATGAGTCATTACCGTTGCAATTGTAGTCTTTCCGGCTCCAAGTCTGCCCATAATTCCGATCATATGCGGCATCTAAACAACTCCTTTGTATACATTTTTCGATTGGCCAAAAAACTGCAGTTATTTTTTGTATACTTTTTTTTATGGCCATAAATATCGATATGATTCCGTATTTTAATTTGTATACATTTTACGCGTTCCGGAGCTGCGACCGTCCGGGCATTTGTATACATTTCGTTGCAGCTGCTTGCCGATCCGTCCAGGTGTTTGTATACATCCTATTTTCCTTTTTGACCTCCCGGTGCTTTTGGCTCCCCAGCAAAGATAATCGGTTTAGGCGGTTTCGGAATTAATTCCTCAATCGTATTCAAGAATACATCCGTTTTGGCTACCAAGTGCTTATATTTGCCTGTTATATCTTTGATAATCGTTTGATATGGATTGGTCTTTCCGTGAAGTCTTTCGTTCGATCCTAGTGATTCTAAAAGTAATAAAGCTCTTAATTGTTCCTCACTCAAAGGTGCTGCAAAATCAGCCATAAAAGCTAATACTTGTTTAACATCAGAAATATGCTGCATCGTTGGAAATAAATCATCATTAATAACTTTTTGAATTCTCCCGGCGTTTTCGTAATCATCAGCAGCCATTACTTTTTCACCACCAAAAGTATAATTCCAATAAATAAGATAAGACCGATAATCAAATACTTACCGATTGGTTTCTTTAAATCTGTAACCCTTGCTTCTTTCTCAAACAAAGTAATCTGTCTTAAAACCGTGGTTCTTTCCAAAGCTGCAATTCGTTTTACATCCGTTATGTTTTCAGCTGTTGAAGGATAACAAAATATTCTCCCCCGGCGACCAATAAAAGCTTTAGAATCTCCAAGCGGTACGGCGTATTCAACTTCCCCTAAAGCAAGTATTCTTTCGTCCGATATTTCAATTATTGTGGCAATATCTGCCGTTCCATTATCCGAAAAAACAATCAAAACATCTTGAATTACACTTTCACTTTCTTTCCTAATAAGGTTTCCCAACATGTTTTTTTCCTCCCCGGATTTTATTAAATATGATATAGCTTGGAACTAAAACAATAACAAAACCAAACGCTAAACCTGCCCCGATGCTCATAAAATAACCGAATACATTCTGCAAAATTATCATTCCTTTCTCTTTTGTATACATTTATTCGCAGACGGTTCAAAATGCCGGCATTTTTTGTATACATTTATTCGCAGACGGTTCAAAATGCCGGCATTTTTTGTATACATTTTATTTGAGCAGCTGCCCCGATCCGTCCTGGATGTCCTGGAGTGTTGTATACATTCATCCTATTTTAGATCCGATCACCCGAAACGCTGGAGCTTCTGCAAATCCTTTTGTTTCAAGCATTTCTATAATTGAGATTGCTTTTTTAAAATGATAATCTACTCTTTCGCTGTCCGGGTTCGTTTCATATGCTTCTTCTTTCAACCTGTCAATTTGCGACTTCAAATCATTAAAAAGGTAAACTATAAATTCATTCGGCATTGTAAAACCTTCTTTCTTTCGTATTTTTTACCACCACTTAACCGCATCTTTAACAGTTAAATACATTCTCACAATTGATTTTACTATCTGTAAAACTGCCAAAAACACTATAGCAGCCAATAAACTATTTACAACGGCTTGCATCGAGCTTGGAAGATATGAAAAAAAACTGAAATAATTATTTAAGCTTATTCCGCTGCCAGCAATCAAAGCTACATGGGCTAAGTAATCAACGCCCATTTGCAAAAAGCTTGTAGGTGCATTAAAAATGGAGTCAATAAAGTTTTTGAAAGCTGCCGGGATAAGATCAAACATTTGTTTATTCCCCCCTCATGCTTGCAATGATCTTGATTGCAGCAAATCCACACGAAAACCAAATTAAAAAAATGAGAATATACGAGATAATATCGAACTGAAAATACTGCAAACCATCCGTTACATTATTGAACATGCTTGTCCATTGACCATTTGTCGGAGTGCTTGGGGTATATGAAAACCCGGCAAGCGTTAAAAATATGCCCTTGACTAGCGAAAAGAATAATTGACCGATACCAAGCAATAAAGCGAGTAAAGTTATAACAAGTTCTGCAAGCTTATAAAAAAAATAGAAAATAATTTCAATGATAATGAATATTGGGCTAAGTAAGAGCTTTAAAAAATCAAATAACTTTTGGAATAGATAGCCGAATAGGCTGGAAATGAAGCCGAAAGCGGAATTCATTAGCCTGGTAAAAAAATCCCCTACCCATCCCAAAAATTGAGCAATCATAGTTTATACCCCTTTTTCACCTTCTTAATTAAATCAGCT